AAGTGATATAGGGGCTACTAAGCCTTCTGCCGATCCTGCTCCAGCTAGTCCTATGCGTATGTCTCAAAGACCTCATGTTACTTCTGTTGCTGATGCACCACAACTTGGTCATACTGGAGGAAAGGGTCATACCATGACTTCAACGACTCCAGGAAAAGTTACTTCTGCTGCTGATAACCCAAAACTTCAATTAAAACCAGCAAGTAAAGAGTACCAAATGAATAGACCTGTTCAAGCTCCTGGAGGTGATATGGGTACTCCCCTAGAATTCCCTGATCCAGCTAAAAAGCCAGCTAAAAAGCCAGCTAAAAAGCCAGCTAAAGAGCCTAGGATTGCCCCTGGGCCAAGTACAAACCCAAGACAGATACCCCATCCAACTGAGGTTCCTGAGCCAGCTAGAGAGCCAGCTATACAGCCAGCTAAAGAGCCAGCTAAAGAGCCAGCTAAAGAGCCAGCTAAAGAGCCAGCTATACAGCCAGCTAAAGAGCCTAGGATTGCTCCAGGCCCAAGTACAGACCCAAGACAGATACCTCACCCAACTGAGGTTCCTGAGCCAGCTAGACAGCCTAGAGTTGCTCCTAGTACTCAGGCATCAGCTAAAACTGCGTCAGAACCCTCTACAGAACCCTCTACAGAACCCTCTACAGGGCCTAGACGCTCCCCACAAACAAGAAGAATTTCAAGGGAACGGAGAAGAAAGGAGACAAAACCCAAAAAACCCAGAAAGTGGCCTATTATTCCATTTTTGGCTGCTCTGGGTGGTGGTGATGGTGGTGGTCAATCTGGTGCTGGGGGATCTGGATTTACTAGAAGAAAGAAAACTAGGTTCCCACATCCGAGTGATTTAGAGGGTGGTCCTGGTCCTGTTGGTAGAAGATCTTCTAGTTCTTCAACTAAAAGAAGTAGTCGATCTTCTTCTAGTAAGAGACGACTGGCTGCACACACTATCTATCCTAAGATGGCGAAATTACTTTCCTAATCTTCTTTAGGTTTTTCAGCTTTCCATTTTCCTACTGGGCAGTATGCTTGTGGTATTTTAGTTTTTGCTATCATATAACATCCACAAGCTTGGCATGTAGTATCATTAATAAATAGATCACATTTTTTACACATAGAAATCCTATCTTCTGCTGAGGTAGATACTTTAAAGCCATTCTTAATCCAAGGTATGATTGTAGAAAAGAAAGAACTTATTCTAGGGGGTACCCCCATCTTATACAATTTGGTAATTTCTTGTACTAATTGTCTATTGGCATCATAAAGGGTAGAATATGCATTAGAACAGTTTTGAACTCTTTGTTCACATTGTTCACAATTTGTATCTTGGGAAGAAGCTTCCTGAGGAGGAGGAAGATTTTTAAACTTCTTTAGTAGTTCTTCGTATTCAGATAATAGTTTTAGGTACTTCTCGCTTAATGATTCCATTATACGGTTATTGGTAATTGTGTAGCATTGATAAATGCTATTCTGTTCTTATGCCATGAATCTCTACCAGCTAGTTCCCCTATAGATCTATGCAGTAAAAAGATAGGCTCAACTGTATTATAGAGTCCTTTTTGATGTGCTTGTATAGTATAATGAATATCGTAGAAATCCCACTCTCCTTCGAAGTACTCTGGTTTAGTTAAATCTAGTTGTTTAAGTGCTTTTCCCTTTATAGCTAAAAATAATCCATCTAGACATGCTACTCTTCCTGGCGCACCATAGAAAGTGTATTGTCCTTCTGTAATATTGGTTCCGTGTATGACTAAACCTCTATGTCCTCCTTCCCTCCATATATTCTGATTCCACCATACTGCGTCTTGAGATAATTTAGTTGTTCCAGCAGGACCGAAGAATCCAGCGTTAGGTTTCCTGGAGGCTTTAATTAAAACATCTATGAATTGTTGTGGGTCCATGATAATTTCAATATCATCATGACAGAATATTACAATATCTTCATCCTTTATTAGTTCGTTTCCTACAGCTTCCGAATAAGCTTCAAATATACTTTTCTTACCAATTAGAAGTTTTACTTCTATTTTGCACCTAGATAAATAGGAGACTAATTTTTGTGTATAATTAGGTAAAGGCTCTTTACGGGTACATATAAATGCAAATATCTTCATGGATAAATCTCAACTAGCTAAAATAAAAGAAGAATACAAACGGTGTAAGTCTGATCCGATATACTTTATATCTAATTATATCAAAGTTGTACACCCAGTAAGGGGATTAGTGCCATTTAAACTGTATCCTTTTCAAAAGATGATTGTTGATTGTCTTGAAAATAACAGATTTAATATTCTTCGTAAGTTCCGTCAGGCTGGATGTACGACTATCTCAGCTTCTTATGCATTGTGGATGGCTATATTTCAAGAGCATAAAACCATTGTGTTCCTTTCTGTGGGAGATACGGAGTCTACTGAGATTTTGGATAGAATTAAGATCATGTTTGATGAACTTCCTGCATTTCTACAGCCTACTATATTACAGGAGAACATGCACAACTTAAAACTTAGTACAGGATCTGTTATTAAGTCTCGTCCATCAGGCAAGCAGTCTGGTAGATCTCTTGCTGGCTCATTTTTGTTTATTGACGAGGCTGCATTCATTGAACATATTGAAAGTATTTGGGCTGCTGTTTATCCTATCATCTCTACTGGTGGTAGAGCGTTTGTACTATCCACCGTAAACGGTGTAGGTAACTGGTATTATGATACTTGGTATAGATCCATAGAAGGAGCAAACTCATTTAATCCTATACAGATTAATTGGCAAGATCATCCTGAGTATACTAGAATTGAGGGGTACGATCATTTATATGAAGCTATGGAGCAAAGAGAACCTCCTATCAATATTGATAAGTGGGAAGAAACTACTAGGTCTAATATGAGTCACAAGAAGTGGCTACAGGAGTATGAGTGTGAGTTCTTAGGTACTGGTGAGACTTATATAGAAGGGACTATTCTTACCAATATGGATAGCAGAGTGAAGAAGCCTTTATATAGAACTTATAATAACAGGATGTATGTTTGGGAAGACCCGCAACCGTCAAGGCAGTATATCATAGGAGTGGATGTATCTCTAGGTAGGGAGCGGGATTTTTCGGCGTTTCATGTATTAGATGCGTATAGTGGGGAGCAGGTAGCTGAATACTACTCAAATACAACTCCCATTAATGAGTTGGCAGAAGTTTTAAATGTGGTTGGTCAGAGATATAATCTAGCTGTTATATTCTTAGAGCGTAATACTATTGGGCATAACTTAATAGATCATTTATTTGAAAGATTACAATACGAGAACCTGTACTTTGATGATAAAAGAAATATTGGAATTCAGGTAACAACTAAGAATAGAGAAGAAATATTGGCTATGATGGAAGAGTGCTTACGACTAAATAAGATTAAAATTAACTCTAAACGAACTGTAGGAGAACTGAACACTTTCATAGTATCCTTAGCAGGGAAAGCCCAGGCAGAAAAGTCTAAACATGATGATTTGGTAACTAGTTTAGCTCTTTGCGCCTTTGGGATGACTACATATTTAGAGACAATACCTGTTAGTTTTATTGACAGGCACGGAAAAACACCAACAGAGAAGCTTTTAGCCCCTGTAAGGCTTAAAAATCTTAAAAGTTATGGTGGTACTGTAGAAGAGGATATCTCATGGCTTCTGAAATAAATGAAAATAAACTTAATGAGGATGCTGGTCCTGGATATACTACTTTTGGTGGTCCTGGTCAGGGAATGACCTATGCTTACCCAAGAGGTAAGATAGGTCAGTTTTTCGCTAAGTTCTTTGCTACTCCTGCGCTGCCATATTTAAAAGATGCGGAGACTTTAGCTGGTGATACCCTTATTAATCCAGAAAAACCCATTAGACCTCCTAAGATGTTTAGTGGGTATCATCAACGGTTACCATTTTTACCTGAGATAGAAATTAATAGGAAGAGGAGATATTCTGAATATGAGAGAATGGATGATTACCCAGAGATAACTGCTGCATTTGATATATATTCAGATGAGTCTACTCAGAAGGATACAAAGAATAGAAGATGGAAAGTACTTTCCGATAGTACGCTAGTTGTTGAAGAAGTAAATAAATTATTTAATAAAGTAAAATTAAAAAGTATATATTGGGATATAGTAAGGAATACTGTAAAGTACGGGGACTGCTTTATGGAGATAATAGCTGATGTTAATAAACCTAAGTCAGGGTTGCGTAGACTGAAGATATTAAATCCTAATCATATAATTAGAGTAGAAAATGCATATGGGTATTTAGAAAGATTTCTACAAGAAATACCAGAGAGTAATTCTTTTGAGAGCGCACCTGAGCCATTTCAAAGAAATGAGAAGTATATAGAACTTGATAGAAATCAGATAATTCATTTTAGGTTACATACTTCTGATCCTAAGTACTACCCTTACGGTAAATCTATAGCAGCGGGGGCAGTAAGTATTTTCAGATCATTAAAATTAATGGAAGATGCTATGTTGGTGTATAGATTAGCAAGAGCCCCAGAAAGACGCATCTTCTATATTGATGTGGGTAATTTACCTACTTCAAGAGCGGAATCTTTTATGGAAGATGTTAAACAAAGATATAAAAAAGAGAAGTTTTTCGCTAATGGTAAAATTGATGCCAGATATAACCCTCTTGCAGCAGATGAGGACTATTTCGTTCCAGTTAGAGGTGGGGAAGGCACTAAGATAGATACTCTTAAGGGTGCCGAAAACTTAGGGGAAGTAGATGATGTTAAGTACTTTAGAGATAAACTTCTTGCAACCATGAAAATACCTAAGGATTATGTGGTAGAGTTTGATAAGTCTCCTGAGAGAAAGGCTAACTTAGCACAACTAGATGTGAAATTTGCTAGAACCATAGTTAGGGTGCAGGAATGTGTGTGTAGAGGGCTAACCTCCATAGCTAAAAGACATTTAAAATTAAAAGAGTTCCCACAAACTTTAATTAATGAAGTTTTTATAGAATTACCAGACCCGTCTGATATTTTTACTAAGAGAAAATTAGAATTAGATGAGGCAAAAGCTAGAATTGTACAGGCTGTTTTAGGAACTAAATTATTCCCTACCGAGATGGTTTACAAAGAGTTTTATGACATGACTGATCAGGAGATTGAGGTCGTAAAAGAGAAGCTGGAAGCGGAACAACAGGAGGAGTCTCAGAAGATTCAGGACCAACAGGCAGTAGAGCAAGCTGCTACAAATCCTGGTGGGCCTGGGCCAGCAGCAGGTAACCAAAATGTTGGCCCCGCTGGGCAGGCACCCCTTCCACCAGAAGAGCCTAACGCAACAAAAGCCACCGCTGAAGATATTGAGAGGGTAAAATCCTATATATCTAACAAATATGGCAAAAAAAGCAAACAAATGTCTCTTGTGGAGTCTATAAATGCTTTAAAATTGGAAAATTTATAAATATTATTAAAAAAACAATCCTATATAATAAAGAAGCCTATTAATGGTTGGGGTCTATATACATGCTAAAAATATTTGAGTCTAGAAATAAGAATATCACTAACTTAGTTAAACTAGGAGACTATTTGGGGTACTCATTAAGAGAAAACCTTCAACTTTTCTCGATTGAAGATACTGAGAAGAGAGTTACTTATATTACCGAGAGTGATAAAGTTATTTCGGGAAATTATTCCGTCAAAGATAATAACTATGTTCTTGAAAACATAAATATTGAAGATTCTTCCATATTCACGGACACCGAGAGATTTGATTCTAAAGTAAAAGATCAAATCTCTTTGTTTTTAGAGGGGCTGTACCAAGATGAGTATACCTCCGCTGAAGATAAATTTACAGATGTGATTGATATAATAGTTTCTAGAAGCTCTTATGATAATACAGCATCTAAGCTGAAGAAGAAGACTCAAATCTTTAATGAATCCCACAACATCCTTGAAGCAGAGGAATTTAGTAGGTTTGTTGAGATTATACCTGAGTTAGTAACCTTCTTAGCCGAGAATCAAGATAGTATAAAGTCTCAAGTTCCAGAAATAACTAACTCATTAAAGTTATCAGAAGCTGTTTCTCAAGCTTTTAGTGTTCCAAAGACTACTACTGACGAATTAGAAAAATTAGGTAGATTTGAATTTAAGGACAATTTTAAAAAATCTATCTATGAAATGATTTGTCAGCAAGAACTTATCAAGAAAGAGCTTTTAGAAGCTAAAAACTCATTTGATCTAGTTTGGGCTCATGAGCCAGTTATAGATAGTTTGGCTAATAAAGTGTATGCTCCCCAGGAAGAGGTTGGAGTTGCTTTAACTGAGGCTTTAAAGGAACTTCCTTATATTGCGCTCTTATCTAAGAAAAAGCTGTTTGAGACCTTAAGCAGGAATTTAGGTCATTCCACTGAACATATCTCCGAAAAGGAATTAAAGGCTCACTGTAGTCTTCTTTTCGAGATGAAGAAACCAGCTAAAGAACAGCTTACAACTCTCCTTGGTGAGAAGTATGGTGTTAATCTTCAGTACTTAAAGGAATCATACTCTTTCAAGAGTTTAATTAATACTCAGCGTGTACTGTTTGAAGCTATTTCTAGAATAACTCCAAAGAATAGTGTTCTCAAGCAAGTCCTCTCTGAGTTATCTACTCACATGAAGGATAAGACTGGAGTACAGAGTTTGGATGTTAATAATGTTATACAGCAAATATTCCAACACGCAGAATACTCGCAAGAAAATCTTCCACTAATGGAACTCTTTTCCTTTGATGAGGTGAAGGCAGCGTTTGAAAAATCTAAAGTGTTAGTAGAGAATATTATTAAAGAGGATGATGAAGGTGACGAAGAGGCTCCTGTGCCTCAAGAGGGTGAGGACTCTCCTACTGATGACGAAAGAGAAGAAAAAGAAGAAAAAGAAAAAGAAGAAAAGGATTCTGAAGCTGACGAAGGGGAGTCTGGAGAGGTTCAAGAGGAAGAAGTAGATCCCCCTGAACAAATGAGCGATGCGGAAGTTATGAAAGCTGTTAAAAGCATCTCCGACATTGTAAACGGAACTGAAATTGAAAATGATGAGGAAGAATACTAATGAGTGATCAAGCTTTCTTTCCCTTATGTGTTAGTGCTGTTAAGGGAGGAGATAATACTGTTACTGTTATTCTTTCTGGAACTAATAATCTAGAGAGTTATGCAAACTATATTAGAATAGATGCAGATGTAACTTTAGCTAAATCAGAAACTTTAGTTGAGTTAGTAGGTTGGACAAACGGATTCCACCCTTATAATAATTTAGGCACTGTGGGGAAGGCTAGGGTAGGAGTTATGGGGCTTTGTCCTTTAGAGCTAAGGATTCCTTCAAATTTTAGTGTAAGTTCAATAAAGTTAGAAGATATAGGTGCCACTGTACCTGAATGGTATATTACTTACGGGTGTGTTAGAGATGTTAACCAGAGAGCAGCTAATACTACTGCTGGAAATCAGAACCTGTAAAAATGATAAAGGATACGTATTGGAAGTCTCCCACTTACTTCCCTTTAAGTGTAAGTGCAGACTACCCCCCTGGGGCATCGCCTACAGGGGTAAAAATGGAGATGATTCTTTCTGGAACAGATGATAATGCATTTCAAGCTTCGTATATACAAATATATGCAGGAGGTACCAATGGTGGTTTAAAGGACTTGGATTGTATGGTATATTTGGATGGGTGGGTAAATGATGCACATCCTTATACAAATCTTACAAATGATTGGCACGGTGCCTCTAATCTTTCGGCAGTAGTGGGAACAGTAGGACAAACTCCTTATACAATCCTAGTACCTGCTCCGTTCTCTTTAAGTTCTATAAGTGTTAGATTTAATGATACTGATGTGAAAGAGGTATATCTAACTTATGGAAACCCTGTAGATAGAAATAACAGAGCAGATAATACATTAGCGCAAAATCAGAACCTATAATAAAGTATCATGGCAGATAATAATCCTCTTAAGATAGAATTTGATGGTGATGGGGCTCCTTCTGGTATAGGAGAATTTAAGGCAGGAGATACTATTGTTAGTAGTCTTCTTCCTTCTGGTGTCAGAGATGTTGTTGCAGCGGTTGAAACTACTTCGGGTTTATGGAACGATGGAGGAGAAGCTACTGTTTCTGATGCTGTGTCTGGTCTTTGGCAGCAAACTTATGTTGGTTCTAGAGATAATTCAGGATTTTGGACCTCAGTTTTTATAGATGTAAGGGATACTTCTAATAGTTGGAACGATGGAGGAGAAGCTACTGTTTCTGATGCTGTGTCTGGTCTTTGGCAGCAAACTTATGTTGTTACTAGAGATACTTCAGCAGATCTAAGAGAAGCATCATCTATCCTTGAGAGTTTTTCTGGTTCTGTTGAAACTAGTGTTGGTGATATTGGTGGTCCTTCTGCTGCTGGTTTTGCTGGTTGGGATAGTACAAAAACTACAGTGGATACTGGATCTTCTAATTGGGATGATATCTATGCTGATAGAGCCAATATTGTAACAACCTCCGCTAATGTTGTTGCTATAGGAGGTCCTTCTGCTTTAGGTTATTCTAACTGGAATGCTATCTATGCTGATAGAGCCAATATTATAACAACCTCTGCTGATGTTGTTGCTATAGGAGGTCCTTCTGCTTTAGGGTTTGCTGGTTGGGATAGTACAAAAACTACGGTAGATAATGGATCTGCTTTTTGGGCATCCTCGATTGCGAGTGGAGTAGGGGTCTATATGGGCTCTAGTGTTGTGGTTTCTGGATTTGGTGCGGGGGATGCTGCCCCTGCTCCTGCTTATGGATCTAGGTTAGCAATAAACACTACTTCGCAGCGACTGATGTGGGTGAAAGGGGCTTTCACCCAAAATGAAATGGGCGAGGATTCAGAGGGTGAATGGATAACAGACAATAACTCTAATTTTAATATGGGGAATAGTAATTTTAGTGGAACTAATCTAAATATTATTACCAGAAATATTAGTGTAGGAAATAGCCTTAGCGCACATGCAAACGCTGCTGTGCAGTTTGATCCTTCTACAATAACAGTAAGCTCTTGTCCAGTTCCACCACCTTGGTCTTTTGTTGAAGTAACCGCTGATGATGGACAGAATACTGGTGATCCTTATTATTTTGCTTCAGGATCTTCTCAATCAACTACTGAAATTGATGCTAATCAGATTACTTGGGATTCTACCGAAAGTTACTTTACTTTAGCTAATGCTGGTTGGTATGAGTTTGAGATGCAAGGAAGTATTGTAGTTGGGTCCAGCCCAACTGATGTTACAACTTCTATAGTGCAAACAACAGGGCTAGGTGGTGCTGAAGTCGAAAAAATAGATAAGTTACAGAGAATCAGAACCAATATAGATCCTCATGATATAATGATCAAATGGGTGGGGTACTGTGAAGCAGCAAACTTTACCTGTAAATTAGATGGAGACAATACTGTTTTAATGAATAAAGGCTCTACATTCACCTGTAAGAGAATTAACTAGCCTAACTTATTACCTTGTTTAAGTAAGGTAATAACTCTCTTACTATAACTTTTAAGGAATATAGTTAAAGTATCCAAGTGACCTTGTAAAGTATCTAAACTTTCTAGAGATATGTGCTTTCTGTTTTTATGAAAACTTAAAAAATCTTTACCTAATTGTTTAATTATATTTCTTTCTGGCTCAGAGAGTTCTGCCCATTCCTTTTCTAATTGTTCTTTACTTTTGTAATCTGGGTTTTTCATAATATTTCTACTTCGTGTCCTTCTTTTTTGTAGGTGTTGTATCGTTTTCTTGAATGTGCTGTAAGATATCGTCCTGAATCCATGAAATCATAGATGAAAACTTGGTCTTTATCATCATGCAAGCGGAGAGATCGTCCCAAGGCTTGAATTGTTGCAATTGGGCTTTTAAGACCTCTAGCATTGATAAAATGTGTAATCTCACGAATGTCAACTCCTGTTTCCAGAATTCGGGTGCCAAGT